GGAGAACGAGAGGCGCCTGCGTCGGGTCCGACTTCCATGCCTGCAGCGCGTCGGCGAACGAGGGCCGGTCCTGCTCGGGGAGTCGGCTGTGCGCCCACTGCGCAGCCTCGTACAGCTCGGGGTCGGTCACGCCCACGCGGGCCGCGGCCTGGTAGTTGCCGAGGTTCCTCTCGTACTGCTGCGCCTGCGTCTGCCAGTGCTGCACCTGCTGCGATAGCGTGTCGGCCGTCGCGGCGCGCTCCTGCAGCCGCTGCGCCTCGGCTTCGAGCTCGGCGACGCGGGCCTCGAGGGCTGCGCGCTGCTCGACCACCTTGCTGAACCGCTGGTAGGGAACGTGGTTGTCCGCCTGCGGCGGGGTGCCGTTGTCGTCGCTCATCGTCTCTCTCTCCTCAGATGGCGCATCAGCGCCCGGTTTCTGGCCCCTCTTGACCAAGTCTCGAACCACTCGGCGTCGTTACGCCTCAGCTCGCGGATCGCCCACCGCCCGCCGGCGTCACCGCCCCAGGCGTGCCACGCTACCCAGCCCTTCCCGCGCTCGCCCCAGGTCGCGCCCTGCTTGTCGACGAGGTGCCGAGACAGGTAGCCGAGCATCCTGCGGAGCGTCACGATCGAGACGTTCCGCCGGTTGCCGAGGTCGCGCGCCCGAGCGATGCCGACAGCGGTGAGCCCGCGCTGCGACGGCGGAGCCGCCTCGCGCACTTCGAGGGCGCGCTCTGCGTTGCGGGCGACGGTGACGGGCGGGCGGAACGGCGGCATCAGGCGTCGGCGTCCTCGTCCTCGTCGTCTCGGAAGTCGTCGGCGAGGTCGGGGTCTCGGATCTCGAGGATCGCCCGCGTCGCCTGCGCCTTCGTGGCGCCCGGGTGCAGCTCCATGTACGCGCCGACCGGCGAGATGAGCCCGGCCTCGAGCATCGCGATCACGTCCTCCCGACGCGCGCGGCGCTCGTCGGGCGAGAGCGGGAGCTCGTGGTACAGCACCCGGTAGCCGCCCTCGACGTAGCGCTGCCCCTCGACGGCTCCGGTCGCGCGGTTGTAGAGCGCCGCGCAGATCCCGACGAGCCGCTCGTCGGAGCCGCGGAACACGCCCGCGTATCGCCGCTGCGCCTTGCGCTTGCCGTCGTTGGTGAGCGAGATCGCGGCGCCGCTGCGCGCCGTGCCGCCGAGCCGCTGAATGTCGGAGGGAGGCACGCCCGCATCGGAGGCCACGCGACCGGCCATGTTGGCGAGCGTCTCCTCCATCTTCCCGGGGTCGCCGCCCGCGCTGAACTGCCCGATCATCGGCTGGCCCTGCCCGTCGGAGTCGGGGATGCTCTCGAACTGGATGAGCGACGCCGGATCGGTGACGACCTCGGCCCGGGCGCCGTCCACGGTCTCGACGACAGACACGCCCGCGGGCTGCAGGTTGACGACGTACCGCTGCGGCCAGCTCGCATCGCGGAACGTGTGCACGACCATCTGATGCAGCACCGACAGGTCAAGCGACGCCTCGACGAGCTCCTGCCCGTCGTAGGGCGAAAACAGGTGCTGCGCGCCGCCGCTCGCATGGTAGAGCTGCCACGGCAGGAAGGGCCGACCCGAGGACCGGCGGAACGGGTAGGCCTCGCCCGAAAAGTCGCCGCCCAGGTAGAAGGGCGAGAGGTCCGCGCCGAGCTTGCCGTTCTCGTCGACCGCATGCACCCGGTAGACCGGGCTCTCGGGGTCGGCGACGTCGTAGTAGTCCGCGGTCCAGCCCAGCTCGCGCTTGCCGCCCTCGACGGCCGGCGGGAGACGGCGCATCCGGTACTCGATGATCGCGACCGGGTTGCGCGGGTCGTCCATCGTCGCGTAGGCCCGCACGAAGTCGGGCGTCACCATGCGGAACGAGAACCGCCCGCGCTCGTCGCAGTGCGGGCGCACGAAGCACTCGTTCAGCCCGAGCGTGTAGACCTGCACCCGCTGCATCATCTGCCAGAGCCCGGCGATCTCAAGCTGTCGAGCGATGCCCGGATCCGCGACCTGGTCGTGCAGGACCGTCGGCGTCTGGTCGTAGAGCACCGACAGCTCGGTCGTGATCGAGCGGAACGGGTTCAGCGCGAGACTCAGCGGACCCCAGGCGTCGCGGCGGACGCTGCCGAGGTGCTCCTGCAGTCGCTGCTCGAGGTCGTCGCGCCAGGTCCCCTCGAGCATCCGGCGCCGGCGCCGCGTCTCCTCCCACCGGCTCGCCTCGCCTGCGTTCTGCGGCGTGGGCGGGTTCGGGAGCGACGGGTAATCGGGGAAGCCGGGCTGGTACACGGGCGGACCTCAATACAGGTAGAGGCGGCGCCGGTCGCGCTTGCGGCGCGGCGCGAAGATCTGCCTCTGCAGAGCATAGCGCACCGCGTCGATCTTGTCCTTGTAGTCGTCGTCTCGGTAGTCCCACTTCTGTAGCGCGTCGATCACGGCTTCGCACCGCGGGTGCACCTGGAAGTGCCCGTCGTGGACCATTGCCTGGTGGAGGTAGCGGCAGCCCGCGTCGACAGAGCCCTTGCCGCGACCGGCGCCGCGCTTGACGGTGCGGATCGAGGGCGACAGCGAGGCCGACGGCACACGCAGTAGACGCGCGACGGCGTCGATGAGGTCGCGGTTCGACTTCTTGTCGGCCGGGCCTCGGATGTAGAGCCGGTCACCCCACACCTCGTCGAGCTGCGACCATCGGATCTGATTCCTGCGCAGCATGTCGAGGATCCCGCGGGCGTCGTCCGTCGTGCTGGTGTTCTCGGCGCCGACGTACTCGTCCCAGATGATCACCCGGTCCTGATCGCCCGACTTGTCGACGAGCACCAGCACCGCGCATTGCTTGCCGACCTTCGAGCCGTGGTCGATCCCGACGCACACCGTGACCTCGCCCTCGGGCGGGGAGTCGCCGATCATCGTGGTCGCGTCGAACTGCGAGAACACGCGCCCCTCGACGCGCATCTCCCACTCGCCGTCGACCACGACCGGCACCTCTTGCGGCAGCGTGTTGCGCCGGAGCTCGTCGATCCACGCCTCGTCCATCGGCGTGCCGTCGGGCAGCTCGAGGGGCTCGGTGTCGCCGACAGGGATGAGCGCCTCGGGCTCCATGCGCCAGTGATGGTCCGCGACCTGCCCGGCCTCGCACAGCTCGCGCAGCCACCCGCACGGAGCGTTGACCGGCGTGAGGCACATCAAGAGCACGCCCTGCCGCCGAAGGAGTCGCTTGCGGACCTCTTCGAAGATGCGCGGCGACTTCGGCGGCTCGTCGAACATCGCGAGGTCAATCGTCGCGCCCGCCAGGTCGAGGCTGTTCTGCTGCGTCGTCTTGAACCGGACAATCGAGCCGTTCGGGTAGCGGGCGGTCGGCCGGTTGGCGTGAAAGCCGTTCACCGCGTCAAAGCGGGTCTCGGCGACGAGGTAGCGGCCGGCGATGGCGTGGAACTTCGCCTGGATGGCGAGCGACTGCGACCAGCTTGCGCAGATGACCCACGCCTCGATGGGCGGCTGGCGCGTCTCAAGGTGCGGGTGCAGGCCCATGCACCGCCAGTGGACCTCGGCGAGCCCGGCCGTGGTCTTTCCGATCTGGTTGCCCGTCCGCAGGAGCTTGACCATCGACGGGTCTCGGTGGAACTCGTCTTGCGGCGGCAGCCACTGGATCCACCGCAGCGGGTCGGCCTCCGCATCGGCCGCGAGCGCCCGGACGAGATCGAGGGCTGCGCTCATGCCGCACCAAAGAGGGAAGCCTGTACGCTCGGCACCCACGCCGGCGCACGGTTGAGCGTCAACCACTCGGCCTGCTGCTTCGAGAACGTCCGCCGCTGGCCCTTCCGCTCGCCTGTGATCTCGACCTTGTGCCACCCGTCCGCGAGCAGCTCGGGGATCGGCTCGGCCTCGGAGATGCACACCGTAGCGCCCGCGTCAGCCCATCGGCGCGCCAGCATGACCACCTCGTCCCGCCCGAGGTCGTGCGAGTACCCCGTGGTGTCGAGGTACGGCGGGTCCATGTAGGCCACGGTGCCCGGCGGGAGCGTGGGCGGCTCGATGGCGCGGGCGTCGGGGTGGATGG